CCTGTCTGCCGCGCCCCTTCTTACTAGGGCGTGATACACCCGCAACAGTTTGCGTGGTGCGTCGAGTGGTTGTTTCTTCTTCTATTTCTTCTTGAAACTTATGAGGAAACTCCTCTCGCATTCTTTTATCCAGCACATCATAGTATTCATCGCTGGCTCCGTCCATACCTTGGGTTTCCACTAATTCTTTGTGAATACCGAAGGCTGCAAAGGTCATTGCAGAGTCCTGACCGAACCACGAGTTTTTTTCTGCCCATGCTTCAGCCTTGGGATCTGGCCTTTGTTGTTCTGGCGCAGGCTGATATTGCACCTGCTGCTCTTGTTCTTGCTCAAACCGCTGTGCTTGAACTTCTCGTTGAGCTTTAGCCTGTGCGTGTCGGTCTGCCGCCACCGCAAGCTGAGATATTTTTTCTTGGGCTTGTAGCTGACGATCTGTGTCGCCGGTTTCAATTGCAGCTTTCAGTTCTTCTTTCGCCCTTTGCTGCTCAGAAGACACACGACTACCGTATTCGTCAATATAGCTTTTATCGAGGTTATTGAGCCGGGCTTTTACGTTTTGGTTCTCTGCTTGCACCTGCTGTGCGAAGCTCACAGCCTCTTCTCGTTGACGTTCAGCTTCCCGTGCTCTTTTGGTCAGTTGATTGATTCTTTTTTGGACTGACTCGCTATACTGTTTGTATTCATCATCCGAAGATTTTTCTTCTTCGACGACCTCGGGTGCAGAAGATTCCTCAGACACATCTTCTAATGTGACTTCCTGTGCCTCTTCTGTGAACTCCAGGTCTATTTGACCATCGTCAGCCTGATGATTAGACTGTTTTTCTGCCTCTGCCATATACCCCCCTAACCGTTGTAGATGTCATCGGGATCTAAAATGGTCCCGAGTATTTCATCGTCGTTAAGAATCCTCACTTCGCTACCGAACGCTGCTCGTTTCTCGTCGTTTAAACGAAATCGAGACCCTGCGTATCGGGCAAAAATGACCCATTGTTTCTCTTCACACCACGGTCCTGTTGGATATCGCTCTTTATCTGCGTAAGCCAGTGGTCCCATACGAAGCACATAACCCACGTTTGTTTGGATTGCGTCTTCTTCAAGTGTTTTTTGGTTCAGTAAAATGCCGCCTTTGGACTTCTTCGGAGGGTTGAAAGGTGCGATCAGAACACGCCATCCTGTAGGCTGGGGCAGTCTGTCGATTATTTCTTTACTGGCGAGTGTCGGGTCTAGCACCCGATCTTCTTCTGCGACATAGCATTCGGACAAGTCCTCTGCTTCATTCGTATCAGGCATTTCGTTGTTCCTGTTTTTCAAGCATTTCAGAAAGTTCGACCAAAACGTAGTCACACGCCCTGATCTCACCCATGCACTCTCTGTAATGTTCCATATCTTTGATCCCGCCTTCAGCCATGAGTTCTTGAATTTGGGCTTTGCGACCTTTCAGTGTTTTTTGTACAAACTGTACCACGTCAAGTTCGTTCAATAGTCATCCTTATCGTTTATTGTCCGACTGTATCCGATACTATCGCAGTCAAACAACAAACAAAACCCCTGCTTTACGCTATCGTAAAGTCTCCGCCACGCTCTGCTGCGCCCATACCTCGCTTCTTACCACGGGTAATCTTCGCAAACTGCGTGTTAGGTGTGGTTTCTTCCGCTATTGTTTTGTAGGGAATTCTACCCTGACCTTGGATATCAGCGTAATTAACCGCTGCTGGCGGCTCTTTGGGTGGAATACCGTTTACTTTTACTGTCGCCATTAGTTACCTCTCTGTTTCAAAAGTTCTCTTTCCAGACCCGCATCAATACGAGCCTGCGTTTGTGCCTCTTGGCTTGCCAGACGCTGCTGGAAGTTGGCTTCACGTTGCGCTAGTTTTTGTCTTTCTAGCTCTAGCTCTGCCTGTTCTCTCACCACGTCGTTCTGTTCCTGCTGTGCCCGTAGCTGAAGCTCTTGTTGTTTTAGTCCAATCAACGGATCTGGGCCTTGTTGTTCTTGCGGTTGCCCTGCGGTTTGTATTTGTTGTCCCAACGCCACCACCTGCTGCATGGTTTGGGCTACAAACTGCGCTACCAAAGCTTGAAAAGGTGCGTTGTTTGCCTGATCCACCAACGAAACGTTTGGGTTTTGCTGGGCAAAAGCCTGTTCTGCCTGTTCTTCGGCCATCAGTTGCACGTGGTTCAATATGTGTTTTTGTATCGCCAAGGCTATCGGCGGCAAAGATGCCGCGATTCCGCCTGTCACAAACAGTAAATGGGACTGAATATGTGCCATATGGTCCTGCCCTTTGAAGGCTTGGAGCGGCACGTTTTCTAAAGCGTCCATATTTTCCCGTGCAGGGTCCTTTGGCACTACCTCGTCCGGCGTGTCTGCCTTCAGTATCTGATCCACATTCTTCACACCCAGCGCGTCATACACTCGACGATAGACCTCGGGTATATTGTGTATTTCTGGGGCCTGCATTGCCATCTGAAGCTCTGTTTGCGCTATGGCTATACGTTGGCTCTGGGAAAAGATATTTGGGTCAGAGACCGGCATAACGTCCACACGCTGGTCAAAATCTTCTGCTTTGACCGCCGCGTCCGCCCCCGGTACCTCATACGGATAAACCGGGGGTAAACTCTCCGACATCACCCTCGAAAGAATCTGAAACTCAATTTTCATCGCATAGTGAAGACGCTTATGTATTGCGCTCATCACCCGCGCACCCTGCTCGATCATCGCAATTGTCGTTCCAACAGCCGCGCCTTGATTGCCGTCACCCACTTTCATGTCGGTAATGGTGGCAAACCGCTGTGCCGCGTTGACTACAAAGCCCAAAAGCTGAAATAACGTGCCATCTGGCCCTTTGAAGGGCAAAGGCATCAAAGAATCACGTATTTGACCCCCAGGAGCGTCCACATCTCTAAATTCACCCGGCTGTAGCGGGTCATCATCGTCCCTAATCCGCAAACCACGCGCTTTGAAGCCTGCTGGCAAGTTCGAAAGCGTTCCAGCGTCAATAAGTTGCCTCAAAGCCGCCGTCGCGGTCCTTGACAAGCCACCAATTGTGTGAATGAGGCCCATTCCGTAGAATCCGAACCCCGGAAGGAACTTGTAATGCACAAAATACGCGATTTTTGCTTTCATCGGGTCGTTTTCGCGGTAATTTCTACGAATCGACAGCACTTTTCCGTTGTCTTCGCTGATTGTGACGATATACGGGATCTTTATGCCCGTTGGTTCGCCGTCATTGTCCGTATCTTCGTACCCCTCGAGGTCTAAATCGACATGACACTCCAACAAGGTACAGTCATAGTCGATTCCAGTGGATTTTGTGCCGTCAATGTAGTCAATTTCGTCTGAAACAGACGTGCTTTCTGACTGAGAGGGCAAAACAGTAATGTCACGATAGAATCCACTGACCTGTTGCTTGCGTAAATCGTTCAAAGACATGCGAACAGTGTGTGTAATGTTCGGACAAGTCTCTAAATCGTTGCTTTCATACGGCACAACAAGGTGTTCTGCTGGTATAAATTTAGAAACAGGCCTACCAAGTGCATCATCAAAGTACACTTTTTTGAAAGTAGAGCCTGCCAACGGCAAATAAAACAGCATTTGGTCAAATTCTGGGGTGTACTCCTCCATCACATTGGTGATGTAGTAGTTCATAAACCCTTGAACACGAGATGCCTGCTCTGTTTTTGCTCTGGTCTGTGTTCCGAGAACCGTGGTGCGTACAGGACCGTCCGCTGGTAGCAGTTCGTTGAACGCCTGCGCTTGAAACTGAACCGCTGCTTCTGCCAAAAGCGGGTGTGTTACACCGGTCGCACCCCGAAAAGGCTCTGTTCGCTCTTCATAGTTGAAGCCAAGCAGTTCAAGGCCCTTGGAATACGCGTCTTCCCAATCCTGTCGGGATGCTTTGTTTGACCGATACTGGTCAGTAAGCTCGTTTGATACCTGTGCCAGCACAGAATCCGGCAAAAACTCCGCCAGATTGTCATAAAAATCGTCTTCACGGTCCCTGCTACGCATGGGATCAAAGTCTACCGAGACGCCACCATCGTCTTCTTGAATGATTTCAATGCCTTCAATGTCCGTGACTCGTGACATCTCATTCGGTAAAGCTTCTACCTCGACCGCTTCTATGTCTTCGTCTGACAGTGTACCGCCCTCGCGGTCCATCAGAGATACTTGGGGTGTGTCGCCGTTTGCCATCTA